CTTCTTTTACTATTTCTACTTCCAATTCTTTTATGGCAATAGCTTTAGAAGCTATATTACCATTACCTAATAAAGACTTTATCAAGTCAATAATTTTTTTCATAGTTATTTTTTTACTTTTATTTTCCAATAAGACTGAATACCGTAGGTTGCACCTCCAGTAACTTGAGTACCTATGTTTAAACCGAATATGTGGTCTTTCTTATTTTTTAGTAATAATCCCATACTAGCACCAGTTATACCAAGGGTTTGGTTACCATTAATATCACCACCTAAAAACACTTGAGTCTTTGGCTTTTCATAAATAGTATTGGTAATAATGGTCTTTTCAGTGAACGTTGGGATTTTATAGTTATATCTATAGGATCTGTTCTTTAGTTGATTTTCTTTAACTGTATCTGCAACAGCAACATATCCAAGGGTATCTAATTTTAATGTATCAGCATAAACTGTTAATACTAAAAACTTCGATAATAAAACCTCATATTGAGATTTAAGACCAGTATAATTAGTATCAGCTATATACTGTGCTGGAATACGAGCAGTATCATGAATGATAGTACCTTTCATGGTCTTTATAATAAGACTATCATGTACTTTCCAGCTTGTATCATGTAAAACAACTGTATCAGATGTATTATGCTTACCAGAATTTAAATAACCACAACCACTTTGCTGTAAAAAAATAATAGCTACCAATATAACTATAATAATACTAAGCAGATTTTTCATCATCATCTTTCTTTTTAGGTGAGAACTTATCCAAACTATCAGCACCCATACCAATAGCTGTGATAACCATTACGGCATTTACAAGCTCAGCAGAAGGTTTAAAATGCTCCTCAGTGAAACTATTAACGGTCATAGTACCACATAAGAATATAGCACCTAAAAAAGCCACTACAGGCTTTATTGAAATAGAGCCACGCTCATCTTTGAATAGTTCAACTATCCACTCTTTAAACTTCATAAATATTGATTTTAAGGTATGTAAAGAATTCTTTCCACTTTTAATCTGTTTGGAGGCAAAACAGCATAGGTATTTATTAAAGAATCTTCAGGGATTTCTTTAGCAGGTGGTTCTGCTGAAGCTGTTTTATAGACCATTCTCTCTAAGTTGTCTATACGGGTCTTGTCAATGTTAGATTGAGCCATTAGGGCTTTAACATCAGATTTGATTGTACTGACATCACTCCATATTAGTAAACTTACTAAAGATACCAAGCTTGGAAAAATCCACACTTTAAATGATTGTACTTGTTCTACTTTCATGGCTAATAGAAAACTTTAAATTCGTAAACTAATCCAGCAGGTTGTTTAATGCTGACAATCAATGAGTTAGCAATAATGTCTCCATTAGCTTTCTTACGAATAAAGTATCTTATACCACCTGCATGTACTTTTTGCGTTTTGCCACCTGGGTTAACAGTGTCAGCAGCTGGAATAGCTATACTAGTTTTAGGGATAGATGCACTGCTTTTAACTGACATCATGGTTCCTGGTATAGGAAAACCTAGGTCATCTTGCTGGGCATAAAAGTTATTTGCCATTTTATATAAAATTATAAACTTTAAATATGTAGATGTATGATTTACTCTACAATATAATATACGATTTTTTAGTCAAAAACCATACTTTTGTATTATAAATTTAAAAACCATGACCGAGAGCAGATCTTACCAGATTCATTTAGAAAAAAAGCTCATAGAGCAGTTTAGACAGAATTTTTTTAACAAAATAGGGTATTATCCTATAGTGTTAACAAAAATAAAAGTAGATATTGGTAGAAATGAGTATATTTCTATGATGTCTTTAGAAACATTAGCAGATTGCTTTACTCCATTTTTACCTACTAAGTATGAAAAAATCATACCATTAGGATCCAAGAGAAGATATAGAGAAATTGTTGAGTTAAGATGTATGTTTTGTTCATTAGCTAAGAGTATGAACTATACGTTAAAAAGTATAGGATCAATATTAGGTGACCGTGATCATACAACAGCTATTAACTCTATTAATACTTTCCATGATCTTATAGAAACCAATGACGGCTTTAAACAGAAGTACATTACCTTATTAAATTACATTAAACAAAACCAGCCAGCCTATGAGTCATCAGTTATGGACGATCCCTATCAAGTACTCAGTAACACCGAACCAGATTTTTCTGCTTGATTGTTACAGAAGTAAGATACAACCTACAGAAATTATTAATTGTAAAGAAGAACATGCAGCGTGTATAGCTAAAAAGCTATTAACACAAGAAGGCACTATTACTGACCGTGGTTTATTAGTATTAGATGAGTTTGAAACTTTTCTAGTAAAAACTAAGAAGAAAATTACTGTGTCAGTGTTAGGCGATGATTTCTTAGAAAATATAAAAGAGTATAGAGAACTATTTCCTGCTCAAAGACTACCAACAGGTTCATTAGCAAGACAAGGCGTAAAAGAACTTAAGGATAAATTTGTATGGTTCTTTAAGAATCATCCTGAATTTAACTGGGATATAGTTATAGATGCTGCTAGATATTATGTTTTGTTAAAATATAAAGAGAATTATGCTTATATGAGTAATAGTTCTTACTTTATACAGAAAACTGATATGCATACTAAATCCTCTAAATCTGAGCTAGCTGACTATTGTCAGTTACTTATAGATAATCCTAACGTTTTAATGCAGGTATAACATGTCTGAAACAGAAAAAAGTATTAACCGCTTAATTATAAGCGGTTTTTTTAGCTTCATTACTTACTCATTGATTACCAAATACATAGTAGAAATATCTTTTTTAAAGTATTTTTTAATAGAAATAATTTTGGTAATATCACTAAAACTTTTTACATTTACAGTCCAAAAAACAAAACTACAATGACAGAACAAGAAATGTTTGAGCTCTATCAGAGCATCACTGTGACCATCCCTGGTCTTGATCCAATCAAAGCTAAAGCTATTAATTTTGATGGATTTTCTTCAGCTTTAAAACAAGTTATTCAAAAAGCTACTCTTCTTGGTAAACAGGATGGGTTAAAGAATGCTAATGACATTGTCACTGAAACCTTTCAGGCAGCTAGGTTAGCCTTATTATAATTTAAATTTTATAGAATGCAACAAGTGAAAAGACTTTTTGGAGCCAGAAGTTATTCTGACATCTTAAAAGAAGGTTTACAGTATATTGATGACCGCAGACATGGAAGAATAAAATCTTTTAAAACTCCATGGGCTGGTTTAAATAATGCTGGTATTGGTGGTTTGGAGTGGGGATCAATGTTAACAATTGGGGCACGCCCCGGTGCAGGTAAGACAATGTTTACTTCTCAGATATTAAGAGAAGCTAAGACATTAAATCCTACACAGAACTTTAGTATTTTAGAATTTCAATTTGAGATGGGAGCTAAGCAATATGCAGCTAGACAGTATGCTGCTATGACAGCACTAGATTACAATCAAGTGTTAAGTAGTAAGCAACAACTAGATGACTTCTCTAGATCTATGATGGGAAGATATCTTGCAGATTGTGAAGCTCAAGAAAAGTTAGGAGTGAGACGTGAATTAATTGGTGATCCTATAAGTGTATTAGAAATGGAAAAGGCTATGCATCATTACTATCAAGACATGGGTGCTAAGCCTATGATTGTAACTATTGATCATAGTTGGCTTATAAAGAAAGACAAAGCTGAAAAAGAAAAGATTCAGACTCTTTATAATACAGTAGAAATGCTAATGCAGATCAAGGAAGATCTACCAATAATTGTTGTAATGATTACACAGCTTAATCGTGACATAGACACAGCTTTAAGGAAAGCTCCAGGCAATATAGGAAACTATCCTACATCAGGAGATATCTTTGGAGGTGATGCTCTAATGCAAGGTTCAGATTGTGTAGTGGCGTTAAACCGTCCTTTTAAAGTAGATATTAAATCATACGGTCCTAAAGGTTATATAACAGAGAACAATCATATTTTTATGCATGTGCTTAAAAGTAGAAATAGTGCTGATGATAATAACATATTATTTATGGACGGACAGTTCAAAAGTCAACGTATGACTGAAGTAGCTGAATTTAATTGCCAAGCTCCTACTGGTGCTGCTAGTATAGGTGGCGGTGGTAATGTACCATGGAGAAGTAATAGACCTAGACCATATGCTCCAGGAGGTATTAATGCTCCCATAGGAGATGAAATTTAATTTATTTTTTCACAATACATAAAACAAAACACATGACCCCAGAAGAATTAAAAGTTTTTAAAGCCTCCAGCTTGAAAAGTATTAGAGATTACCATCGTGGATTAATTTCTGAGTTAGGAATTCCTGATACAGATTTTAACATGAAGATGGCATTCTACAACAAAACTGGAGAAATGGTAGTAGGCATTTTTGCTTCAGAGTTTAATAAAGAGAAGGGTTTCTTTTTTGAACTTATTACCAGAGATTTAAAACCTGCTGATCCTAACAGAATTGTTTATAGGATTGCTCCTTCTGTAGAGTTTGAAGAAGAGTATGAACTTAATGAAAAAGGTTCTTATCTTGTTCCTATCTCTGAACTAAGAGTAGTTAATCCTGAATCCGTAGCAATTAGTGGATTGTCAGCTGTTACATCTAGTGATGGATTTGCATTGGCTAGTAAGTTTCCTGTTACACAGGAACCTGTCATCCAAACATACAAAGCTCCTAGTGCAATGGAAGATGCTCCTTATAGTGATATGACTATAAGAGACTACTATGCTATACAAACGAACAAACCTGTTAGTGCCAAGAATTGGTTAAATGACCTTATTAAATCAAATAAATAAAACCATATATGGCAACAGGAATTCTAATTATTGCAGAATCCGGGGCAGGTAAGTCTACATCTATTGAGACACTTGACCCAAAAGAAACATTTATTATTAATGTAGCTAACAAGTCACTTCCTTTTAAGGGGTGGAGAACTAAGTACATTATTTGGAGTAAAGAAAATCCTTCAGGTAATATGTATGAAAAAGCTAACCCTGATCAGATAGAAGCTTGTTTGAAATACATTCATGAAAAACGTCCAGAAATCAAGACCGTGATTATTGATGACTTTCAATACATGAGTTCATTTGAGTTCTTTGACAAAGTTGATGAAAAAGGCTATGAAAAATTTACTAAGATTGGTGCACATTTAGCTAGAATAGCTAGAATGCCTAAAGATCTTAGAGATGACTTACAGGTTTATATGTTAACCCACGCTGAAGAATCTACAGATGTAGAAGGTAAACGCAAGTTTAAAGCTAAAACTATTGGGAAAATGGTAGATGAGAAGCTTACCCTTGAAGGTTTATTTAGTATTGTACTATTTGGGAAAATAAAAAAAGACAAAGAAGGTAACATTCGTTATATCTTTGAAACCCAAAATAATGGTGAGAATACTTGTAAGTCTCCAAGAGGTATGTTTGATACATTTGAAATACCTAATGATTTAGAAGCAGTTAGAAAGGCTATTATCAGTTACGAGAATTAATGATTTTCATATTTAAAAACAAAACAGTATGTTTAAGACAGAAGGACAAGAATTAAAAACGGGTGGTGGAGTACAGAAGTCTCTACAACCAGGAGTAGTATTGGCTCACATTTACAGTGGGCAAGTTAGAACATCTAATAAAGGAGATAAGAAAACCTTAGAACTAGTATTAGAAGGACCAGCAATCCCTGACTTTGAAGGTTGGGCAGTAAGTAAAGACAATCATGAGGGTCCTAAATTTAAAGGTCAGTCTTCTAGAGTCTCCGCAACTATTTGGAATGATCAATTTAACTCTGATGATGTTAATAAGAATGACATTTTGAATAAGATTATTGTAATAGCAACAGAGCTAGGTTTAAGAAAAGAGATTGATAATATTTCAAATGTAAATACTATTAATACTATTGAAGACTGGGTAGCAGCAGCTATTAATATTCTTCAAAACCGTAACCTTTATTTCTTTTTAAAAGGTGGTGAAGAAGAATACAACGGAAAGACAATAGTTAAACTTTCTCTTCCTAAGTTCAAGTTTGCATCAGCTGATGAAAGTAAGCTTGATACTTATGATAAAAATAATATTTATCATTATAAAACTTTAGCTACTAAAACAGTTAGTAGTTTTGAGCCAGCTAATGGTGATTTTGATATGTAATAACATATAAAGGAGGGTGTTTCTACATCCTCCTTTTTTATTTACAACAAGCTCTATTTTTATGTTTAAAACTAAAAATCTTGTACACGATGTAAAAGATGTACCGCCAGCTTGGATATTTGAACACTTTGGAAGGTTAAAAGAAAAGTTAACTGGACAAGATTTAAAGATTAAAAGTTTATTTAACAATAAAGAACGGACTCCTAGTATGTGTATCTATGTTGATAACAAAACAAAGATTTATAAATACAAAGATTTCTCTACAGGAAAAGGGGGTTCTGCCATTGATTTAGTAAAAGATCTACATGGCCTAACTTTTTATCAAGCTGTCTCACTTATATTAGAATCCTATAATGATTATGTTCTTCATAACAATGGAGGGTATGATGTTGGGGAATTTAAACAAGCTTCTAAATATAAAGTATCTAAATATGTATTTAGATCATGGAGTTCTCAAGACCAGTATTTCTGGACACAATTTAATATAGGATCTAAACTATTAGATGAGCATTGTATAAAACCATTACAGAATTATACAATGTTAAAAGAAGATAAAGAGCTATGCATTACCGGCTTATATCTTTATGGCTATTTTAAAACAGATGGCACCCTATATAAAATATATCAGCCCAAGACATTAGATAAAAAATTTATCAAGATAGCTGATTATATACAAGGATCAGAGCAGGTAAAGCAATACCCTTATCTTATTATAACTTCAAGTTTAAAAGATATTATGGCTATTAAAAGCCTTAAACTTACTATGGATATTATTGCTCCTGATTCAGAAAATACTCTCATTAAAAGAGAAAAAATGGAAGAGTATATTCAAAACTATAAAAAAGTCTTAATATTATTTGACAATGATGAAGCTGGAATTAAAGCTATGCAGAAGTATAAAGAAACATATCCTGAAATAGATATTTGTCTTTTACCTATGAGTAAAGATCCATCTGATTCAATTAGAGATCATGGTGCCAAAGAAGTTAGAAACAGACTTGTGCCCATACTTAATAAAAAATTATAACATATCATGGCAGTTAAAAAAATAACAAAGCCTAGAGTATTAAAAACCCGTAATGCAGGTACAATGACTGAATCAGCATTCTGGAGTTTTATACGCAGTGCCCTTAGACAAAAGTCTAGATGGTGGAAACCTATTACAGAATGTAAAATGAAAGCTCGTAGACCTTATAAAGGTATAAACAAGAGACAGAAGTTTGAATATTTATGTAATGAATGTAAACATTGGTATCCTGAAAAGAAAATCAATGTAGATCATATTGTTCCTGCCGGCACTTTAAAATCAGCTCTAGACTTACCAGTATTTGTAGAAAAACTGTTCTGTGAACAGAATAACTTACAAGTGTTATGTGAAGGATGTCATGATAAAAAGACTAAACTTGAAAAACTTAAATAAATGGCAAAGAATCTAACAGGTTATGCTAGAAAGTGTAACGAATGCTCTAGTGGCATGGATGAAGGTTTTGTTATAGAAAATGGAGAAGAACATTATTGTTCAGACACCTGTCTTCATAAACATTATTCTATAGATGAATGGAATGAAATTTCTGATGGTGATGATGCTGATAGTTATTGGACACAGTGGGATGACCCATTTGATATACAATATTTACTTGTAGATGGTATCCTAATTGAAATAGATATAGTATGACCAAAGAAAAACTTATAGAAAAAGTCTGTGAACAAATAGTATTAGATGTTCATTGCGGTGAACTAGAAGCTATAGAAGAATTACTTAGTTTCTTACCTGTAGTAAATTTAATAGAATATTTACCTGAAGAAGACTGGAAACAATTTAAAAATTTAACAAATGGATTATAGTATAAATAAACATAAGTTAGAAGATTTAACATCTGAACTTATTATTGTAGAAGGAAAATATACATCCGCTATAAATTTTCTAGAAATACTAGAAAGTATAACAACAGATAAGAACGTTGCAAACAAAATACGTAAATTTTTAATAGATAGAAACATATGGAAAAAATAACAACAGAAGCTATAATAGCTAAATATCCTAAGATATTTGAAGATTATGAAGGAAACCCTGAACAGTGTAACTGGCATGGGATACCAGAAGGTTGGTTACAAATTATAGACGACTTGTGTGGTGCAATACAAAGTTATATAGATCATCATAGTCATTCTATTGATAATCCTGAATACATACAAGGATCTGAATGGAATAAAGATGATGTTACCACTCATAAGTATGTACAAAAGCATCCTGATCAAGTAACTTGTACACAAATGAAAGAAAAGTTTGGTGGACTCAGGTTTTATGAAAATGGTGCTGATAAAAAAGTAGATGGTATGATACACTATGCAGAATATCTAGCTGATAATACATGTCAAGATTGTGGTTCTAGAGAAGATGTTGGTATGATAACTAAAGGATGGATAACTACTTTATGTAGAACTTGTGTAATATCTCATGGTGATAGAGCCATGGGATTTTGGGAATCTAATAATAAATAAACAAATG